ATGATAGATAATGGCTGGTTAATGATACATGATTCTGGCCAACTTTTATATGAATGGCGGTCAGAACAACACGCCTAGCACAGGTGTTTAAATAATTGCCCTAAATAATAGTAACACATTAAGGGTGATTGCACATGAGCGTTAATTCATTAGGTAATTTCGGTGTACCGGGCCAGAATGGTCAGCGCGGGCCGATGTTTCAACCAATTTTGTCACATCGTTTTAGAGTGACCTTCTACAACTTCGGTAATCCGGGCGACACCGCGCCATATGATATTACGAGAGCGGTGAAGAGTGTCGCTAGACCGACTGCCACTTTTTCCGAAAATACGCTCTATAGCTACAACTCAATTATCTACATTCAAGCTCGTCCAGAATGGGAACCGATTGATATTTCCTTCTATGAAGACATCGACAACACTGTAATGCGTCGAATTCAACAACAACGATCAAAACAGTTTAACTTCTTTGACCAGACCTCTTCACGTGCTGGCGAAAATTATAAATTTGAAATGGACATTGATGTTCTAGCAGGTGGTGCGGGAGCGGGACAATCTGCTCAGGACCCGAACGTTCTTCAAAAATATTGCCTATCGGGTTGTCATATTACAGGTGAAACCTTGAGTGAATTGAGTTACAGTGAGACCGGCGAAACCGAACTTGGTTTGACCCTCCGTTTTGATAACTGCATTATTTTCGATCAAGATGGCAATCAAATGGGAACATTCGATCATAGTCCTGAAATTGATGGAAAACTTGGTCACCAAGTAACGGGTATCGGCGGCGCAACGTAACTCCACTAGGAGGTTCAAGTGTCCGTTAATAGCTTTACAACCACATACGCTCAAAATTTACGCGGGTTTGACCGGGAAAAATCTTTCATTCCGGTTGTCCCGCGTAATTCTTTTTCATTCTTCATTGAATTCGGCTTCAATGAAGAAGCCGTGGGTGATTCAAAATTACAATGGGTTCGAGATAGTATACAAGTTGGCAATTCTGCGTATGTGAAATCTTTTACCAAACCCTCGTATCAGATTGAAATAGAAAAAATTCGTGCATACAATAAACCCTACCATCTCAAAAAAAGAATAGAATACAAAGAACTGTCGTTAGTGCTGTATGATGACAACAGGTCTGTAAGTAGAGATTTTGTCGAGCTTTATAGAAACTATTACGGACAAACAGGAAATCCATCACCGACTGGAACATCACCGGAAGATGTTTCCAATCCTGTCGCAACACCTCGTTCTTCTGGTGGCGAAAACATGGGTTTAAAAACTCGCACCAATGCTGACCGCAACCTTTTAAATTATATACGAATTTATGATTTGGGAACCGATCCAACAAACGTTCAAATCTACACGATATTCAATCCTGTGATTACCGGAATAGACTCTTCTGCTTTGGATTATACCGATGGCGAAGGGATGCAGGAAATAACCGTCACTTTAGATTACACCTATTATGATTACTCTGGCAATAATAATGCATTCGATATGCATTATGAAGAGGCTTTCTTCGCTGATCATTTGAACAAGAATGAAATAGACCTCAAACGGGTGGAAAAAAAGATTTCCTTTGATGATGAAGGGTTGTTTGGAATTTTCGATGGAGTACGAGACACATTGCAGGGATTGGGTATTGATCCGGGCGATCTTGTACAATCTGTGCAACGATCTATTCAAGGCGGAGAGTTGAATTTGAGCGATTTGAGAAGAAATGTTTTCCAAACGCTTGCCGAAGGCACACCAATTCAAAATATTCGAAATGTGATCCGAAACGTCCGTCTAATTGAGCAAGCATTATATCAAGGAAGGTTCACTGACATTGTACCTCTTGTTGGTGGAGGTCTGGGACAATTAAGAAATTTCGATCCGTTTGGTTATGATGAGATAGCCAAGGGTATTCGGGCAACCATTGATACGGAAGTCAGTCAAAATGTTACATGGTTGCAACGACATCTAAATCCCAAGGTACGTGGATAATGGCCAAGCGCAAACGCAACCAGTCCAAAAAGACAACGTTTATTCCACGACACCCCAACAAATATAAAGGATCATATCCAATTATATTGCGATCTAGTTGGGAAGTAGCGTTTGCACAATATTGCGACTTGCACGAGAATGTATTGCAATGGGCATCTGAACCTGTCCAAATCCCTTACCATAATCCCGACAAGCCCACTAATAGTAGGAAGTCCCTTAATGGGGGCAAGGGTTTCAAAATGGAAAACGCGATCTATGTGCCAGATTTTCTAGTGACATTTCGAAAAGCCAATGGATCGGTAGTTACAGAATTGATTGAAATCAAACCCGCAAAAGAAACTCTTCAAGAAAAATCAAAGAATCCCAGAGATATCAAAAGTAGAATCATCAACGAATCTAAATGGTTGGCAGCAGGAGCATGGTGCCGCCGTCGTGGAATCAAATTTCGTATCATGACGGAAGAACAACTTTTCGGTACGAGAACCAAGCCGGTCAAAGTTCCGAAAGCTCCCAAGTCGGCTAAGAGTAAGGTTGGTTCCGTTAAAACCCGAAAAGCTAAATGAATTATATTTCGAACCAGTTGCCCAAATTGTCGTAAGACATATACTTTATCCAAACATAATCCAAATCATCCCATTTGACTACACGTCTTTCGTTATTACAATGAACCCATGTAGTATTTTCGTCTGGATCGTCCACCGAACAAACTAAATGATACCCGGTATTTGGAATTTCACAAAACACGATACGAATAAGTGAAGGATCGATACCATAATGTTTACACAATTCCGCACTGGTTAGTGCGAAGCCGTCGCAATCATCGTGTGTATGGTAGTCTTCGTCCGATAAAATTCTGTTAGCATGAGATTGCCAATGCTCTATTTTATCAACTGTATCGTCGTCTGATGCCCAAGTAATCGCATTGGATACCATCCTTTTAACTCGATCATTGATATCTTTAATTGTCTCCGTCATTGGTGGTCTCCTCACAATGTACTTCTGACCATCTTTCTGGATCATTGCACATATCGTTATATCCCCATGGAACAGATGCTTCCGTTTCGGATCGTGGTAGCATTCCGGCATCATCCGTAGTAGCGCATCCGCTCAAAAACAACACCAGCATTATTGCTGTAAAAATTTTCATAGTGTTCTCCACACTCACTATTTATCCCAATCCATATAAATAAAGGTGATATGAAAGAAATAGCAAAAACATTAGGAATGGACGATCTCGACATGGATTCGGTTTATGATATCGGAGTCAATGAAACAAGCGTGGCTTCGAAAACAAAACATGATCTGACTGTCCCAACAGATGAAGAACTTCCAATTCCATCGATTAATGATCGCTTAGAAGATTCCCTTATCAATGAAGGGTATGACGAAGTTCAAAAAATAATCAGACACGCACTTTCGCATGGCATTCAAATTGCCGATCTGGCGAAAGATGTGGACCCCCAATATCGAGCACGTTTGCTGGAAGTGGGTGCAGACTTTTTCAAAACGGCATTGGCTGGCGTCAAACAAAAGCAAGATCAAGCCTTCAAAGCCAAAGAGCACAAATTTAAAAGGGCCACAACGGGCATACCCAGTCAGGTTAGCAATACACAGGTAAATAATTACTACGGAAGTCGTGACGAAATCATGGAGATGATTGAAAACGGCACAATTAGCGAAGTCGATACAGAAGGAAACAACGATGACCAAAACGATTCATGAATTTTTCGCATTAAATGAAGATGAGTACCGTGTGACCATCGTTTCATATATGGATATTTTCTCAGAGAAATATCACGACATGGTGAGGCTTGCGCTAGAAAAACACGATCTACGTGAAATGAACATGGTTCGGAAAGAAAACTTTCAACAAAATCCCGTTCAATTCCCGCAATTGTCTTTTGGTACATTATATTTCGTAGAGGCCATTTTAGGAAACTTGCCTCGTGGCGGATATGAACAACTACGACAGGAAATTTCACAAGCTACTCAAATCCGTTTGCCTGCTTTGTTTGTAAGTGAAGATGGTGATGTTCCTAAAAATGTGTCCACACAACCAGATGCAGACGCTTTGTTGAAAACAGCCATGGGTGAACATCCACTTGATAAAGGTTGTATGGATGATCCTGCATTGCAAAATTTGGTTGGACAAAAATCCGTACACTCATTAATGAAGGCCATGGATGAGCGGCGGGAAAACAGTGCCATTGCTGCCGAAGCCATCAAGGAAAGTAAAGTATACCGAACAACCCATAAAGTTTTGGCAGAAGCGACCGGAGAATCATATCGCAAAGGAATTTATGAGTTCAACATCGTTGAAGGCAACGTAAAAGTTGTCGGGATGAATAACGAATCAGAAGCGACACCGTTGCCTACGCTGGAACGGTTAAATGAAGAAATTCAAAACCACAAATCACCATTATTAGAAAAATATTTCAAATGATTACATCACGGAAGCTTCGATCTATAATGGAAGCACGCCCAATTGGGAAGGCTTCCGGAATTGTCATGTCGCTCGTTGTCTATCCACAACTTGTCGGCTTTTCGGGAGAAATTCCTCAAGAAGATGTAGTTGAATATGAAAATTTCCACCACGTTACTATACGCTATGGTGTTACCGAATATGATCCGAAAAAACTACAAATGGCGTTAGCATCGGTAAAACCAAACTTAAGTACGGATTCCGCAGCATCGAGTGTGGGGTATTTTGAAGGGGTACAAGACGGGAAATGTGATTGCGTGTTTCTTAAAATCAACGATGATGTCACTAAAGCATTGGAAGTAATCAAAAATATAGTCGAAGACACGTTAGAATGTGAAGAAAGCACCTTTGCAGAATATAAACCCCATATCACCTTGGCGTATGTTAAGTTGGGACGTGGAAAACACATTGCCGAAATGTTGAGCGAAAAATTCATGGAATATGAATTGGACAAGCTATGGTTAGATGAAGTGTCCGTTCATTTCAGTGACGGCGATCAACAAGAATCTACTATATATTTCAATCTGTTGCCGTCCGATGAGAATTAATGAGGTAGTCAGCGGCATACGTGCCGATCCGGAAAAAGGGGAAAACTTCAAACGGTGGTTTGGGGATAGCAAGGTTGTTCAACATGGCATGCCACTGGTCGTTTATCACGGTACTCCCGATGTCAGAGAACTTGAAAAATCGGGTGTGTTTTCCTCATTAAGTCGAAAAGCTTTCTTTTTCACGGATGACTATAAAGTAGCTAAAACATATGCCGACGATACACGTGCTTGGGATTACCAAGGGGCGGTTCCAAAAGTGATATCTGTGTTTTTATCAATTCAGAATCCAAAAATCATTGATGCGAATGATACACGATGGGACCAAACAGCAGAAGCAATCGATGCGGCCCATTTAGAAGGACATGATGGAGTAATTATAAAAAATTCGTATGATGAATATAATGCGGGAATGGATGGAGTGAATGGCCGCAAATCAACTGTTTTTGTAGTATTTGATCCTAAACAGATTAAAGCAGTATCTAACAATGGCAAGTTCGATCCTGATAACCCAAACATATATGAAACACATATCAACGCTTTTCAAAAAGATGAGGAACTTCGTCATAGGTATAAAGATCAAGTATGGGAAATGTTGAATAATGCATATGCTTCTATTGGTGGCGTCAAGGGCAACGGGTTCAATAGTCCAGATGATATGGTTAAAAATATTGGTATGTGGAAGATGGTGCGAAAGAATGATAAAATTGTTGCGGTGACCTTGTACAAAGACAAAAAGGGCCGCAAATCTGTTGCATCAGCGACAGATGGTACTCCCTTGGGAAAGGCTAGCTTGGCTAAAATGATTAGGGATGAATTTAATCATTCCAGATCATATGCAGAAATTTCAGACAAGTTGTATTATTTTGCTAGAAAAGCGGTTTCCGATGATGTTTTTGATGCGGCCCGAATCCCTGCAAAACAAGCCAAGTCTGTTGATAACCGAATTAGATTGATACCGGGAGAGGACTTTTGGTATTATCGGAAGATTGGCGACGATCTGATTAAAAAAATGATGTTAGGGTCTTTGGGAGTACGGTTAACAAAATCTCCTGATGGCAAAACGGTTAATGCTAAACATGTCGGAGCATCTTGACTAAGAGATCGTTGACACTACGTTAATAACAAATAGATGGATAAAATCGAATGAAAATTTTGTATCTTCATGGTCTTGGTAGTAGTGGAGAAAGTTCCACTGTACAAAATTTGCGCACATCATTGAACCATGTGTTTCTTGATGGTGAGCTAGTGGCTCCCACGTATTCACCACAAGATGCGGGCGCTTGGCGACGGTTTTATGCAACTGCTGATGAATATGACGTTATCGTAGGAACGTCTATGGGGGGATATCACGCATTGCGGCTCGCCGAAGCTGGAGTCGCGGCCCCGGTTCTGGTCGTTAACGCTGCATTTGATCCAGCAAGCATGCTTTCGAAATATTTGAACCAACCATTACCGGATTATACGGGGTCATCGGTCCCAACAGTTATGTCTAAAGAAATGGTAAATCAATTCAAGAAGCCCAATTTGATCAAACACAATCATGTTCCAATTGTGTGGGTGATTGGTTCTAGGGATGATGTTATCGATCCTCAAGAACAGCTTGCATTTGCTCAATCCATCGGGTGTGAAGTGGTAGAAACGAATTGGGGACACCGTGTCGAAGATTCCAAGTTCCTTGTCAAACAGATACGAAAACTAGCTAACAATCTGACCACACATCCCACCGAATAGGATGTGTTCTATGCATCCCTTATTAATAGAAGGCGACTGTTTAAAACGGCTGGCCGAACTCCCTGATAGCTCAATAGATTTGATTCTTTGCGATCTTCCTTATGGAACGACGCAAAACAAATGGGATAGTGTAATACCATTAGATCGTTTGTGGGATGAATACAATCGGGTGACGAAGGATACCGGAACGGTTGTTCTCATGTCCCAAAACGTATTCACTGCAAAGGTGATACTTAGTAACGAAAAGAATTTCAAATATAAAATTACATGGGTCAAATCAAAAGCAACCAATTTTTTGAATGCGAAGCGACAGCCATTAAGAAAGCATGAAGACATTTGTGTTTTCTATAACAAGAATCCCACATATCATCCTCAAATGTCGAATGGTGAAGCTTATAATAAAGGTGTTCGAAAGAATCAACAAACAGGATCATATGGAGAATTCAATCCATCATTGGTAAAAAGCGACGGCGAACGATATCCAACGGATGTTATATATTTCAAAACGGCAGAAAGTGAAGGTGAAGTATGGCACTCAACGCAAAAGCCGGTTTCTTTGGGTGAATATTTGATCAAGACGTACTCAAGTCCGGGGGATGTTGTTTTAGATAATGCTTTTGGTTCTGGAAGTTTTTTAGTTGCGGCAGCACGGTCTGGACGTGTACCAGTCGGAATAGAATTAAATCAAAATGTGGAAAGATTTAAAAACTCTGGACTGGATATGATGGATGTGGCCAATACCAGATTATTGGAAGTTGGTTGTGACGCTCGCATAATACGATCTGACAAAAAAATTTTTGATTGACACTTGGTATATTATGAAATAACAACAGGACTTCCAAGGATGGTATGGTTTCGTAAAACTTTCTTGTAAACAAAATACGAGTTCGTCGAACGGTGGATCACATTCCATACCATCCTTGGAACCTTCTTAGTAGAGAAACAATTTCTTGGAACTATTAAGCTTTATATATCTTACAGGCGCACAATTAGCATTTTCTGTGGGCGCGCTATATTCGTGTTTATTTGTTTGGACATGTTCGTTTGAAAATCCTGATTTTGACCTGATGCCATTGGTGCGATTGCTCGCCCTTTCTTGTTTTATTGCAGCACTGGTGTGGCCAGCCGCGTTATTTCTAGTTCCTGCAATTTTGTTTATTACCTTTCCGACGATCATGTACTGTTTTGAAATGCGACCGGTTTGGCAACAAAGCGTGTAGCGAGCATCATATAAGTAATGCTATGATAAAATTACGTAATCTTTGGCTGGTCATTAAAGATCAAGGCCCACCATCACGATTTTGGCGCAATCTACGAAAAGGCCATATGAAAGGTTTGCGAAGTAAGCGATCCCACTTCAACCATAATGGCAAAACAAAGGTGATGTATAATACCAAGGCCAGTGCTATCAAAGCGGCGAACGCTATGCGGAAGAAACGGGGTTTCTATTTCAGCAACTACAAATGTCTGTATTGTGATGGCTATCACATTGGGAAGAATTCACAGAACAAGAAGAAACTCGATGAAAACGGTCAGTAAAGAAGTATATGAACGATTTGAGCGCCATGGGGTTAATCAAGATGTACTCAATAAGTCATTAAAAAATGGGGACAGACTGATCGATGTGGGTCATTCGCGGTTGGTCATTGATACTGTTATGAATGGTGCAACACCCCATTATGATGATCGGGGAAATTATATTGGTAGCCATTATTGTCCTTTTATACCCAAGGGTATTGACAACAAAACCTAAACTGTCTATAAGTATCAGTGTAATCGCTTGAAGCGGACTGAAAGACGGTCTGGACCGGGGCGCGATACCCCGCGCCTCCACCATAAATGCTTGGTTTATAACTAGTTTTTAGAACAAGCATTTATGATGGGGGCGAAATAGGATCGACAGACGTGTAATAGGATAAGCTGAGATTGCCGGGTGAGGCCCGATATAGGCTCATTTTTATAACTGCTGTGAATGATAATTCACCGGTTGAAGCTCGCCTCGCGGCGTAGCCTCTTGGGGTCTGACAACCCTCGAAACAGAAAACACCCCTTGGAGAAATCCTTGGGGTGTTGTCATTTCTACACTTAAATCATTTCTATTGATTTTGAATACTTGTCGTGTATAATGCAAAGTAATACGTTTGGAGTGATTGAAATGCTCAAATCAGTAGTACTTGATGAAGTTGGAAAACGCGCATATTGTGTTAAACCCCTGAATCATGAAGGTCTTCACTATCCAGTTGGGCACACGTTTATAGTTGGCAACGGAAAAGTCGCTCGGGGGAATGAATGGTCTGGAAACATTCCATTAGATGATCCGGATATCGGCAATCGTTTTTTCGTGTCACACGATTTCGTAGTGTTTTCTAAGATGTCGAATGCCTTTCCTAATATCAAATTCCGTTCACTAAACGATGATCAAATTACGGTGAAAAATATTCACGAGTTATGCCGTCATCTTGGAACAAATGATATTCATGTTCGCTTGGCCCCAGAACGAAAACATATTTGTTGGGATTGGAAACGCGTCTATGCCGTTTATCAAGGTAATTACGGCAATAGGAAAATTGTGGGATTTACAAACGGGTATTGAAATATTGAATACTAAATATCTTTATGAAAATCTCTGATTTATATACGGAATATTTTATGGAAGAAGGTTGTGCTATATACGCCTTGGCTCTTTCCAAACTATTACCATATAACACCGACATAGGCGTTATATCCAATGATGATGGGGAATCGTGGGGCGAAGGGGAGGCATCTGAATATGGTGAATTCACTCATGTCTATCTAGACACCCCCAAAGGAACAGTTGATTGTAAGGGTCTCCGATCTGTTGATATCATGGCAGATGATTTCCGTCTTCATTCGTATACGGTCGAAGGTCTGTGGCATCCTGAAATCTTTGCCGCCGCCTTTGTTGGACCTGATGATAATGTTCCTCTATATGGTACCAAGAAAGACATTGAAATGACAAGGAAATGGATTGAACAGAACCAATCTGAATTGTTGAAAGCACTGTTATGAAACATATAGACTTATAGTAACAACCCCTTATCATGGTGCCAATAGATTGAATATACGGAACAAGAATAATGGGTAAAACCGGACCAAGACGCAAGAAGGAATTCAGGATTGATCAATATAAAGCACAGGATGGAAAGTGTTTTATATGTGGTGAACCTATGGTCGATCCAGCATTGCCGGAATATCTCACTCTTGTTGGAAAGAACACGCGCGTGACAATTGATCATGTCATCCCATTGGATGATTATTACGGATTAAATGTTCTTGCCAACATGGTCTTGGCGCATAGTAGATGTAATTCAAACAAGGCGGCTACGATACCGGACATCTCTACAGTCAGACGGTGCTTAGAATACTATGCGAAACGCCATCGAATGAGGGCGTTGTCTACGTTGTATTTTCGTTCAGCCTATTCGGGAGCGCCCCGTTTCCTCGCATCGGGCGTTTTCTGTCCGTATGATACACCAGAATTTTCAAGGACACCGTACGGACGACGGTTACAAACGCTTTTTCGAGAAGTAATGAATGCGTGTGGGCTGTCATGCTCATCGCCCAAAACTCTACATGCCTCAAATGAATATAACGCCAATATGTCCCAGCCGCATGTTTTTGAATGAATTGGTTAGTTATAGTAAAAAACATACTACCAGACAGAATTAATACTAGCAACATCGAAATATAACTGTTGACACATTATTCCTTTTGTTGTATTGTTGTGATCAGCAAGGGAGAATTTCATGCACGATTCAAATGATGCTTGCCCTCAATGCCGGAATACCTGTGGTGAACACAAACAAGGTTGTATGTATTATCCTCACACGGGAGAGCGCTATTGCGACCTTCCAGCGGATGAACAAGAACTGGTTGTCGCACTAAACATGGCTAAAACCAAAATGCTTCCAGTCAATGATGCTCTTGAAAATGGTATCGCCCTGCTGGATGATGGCGAATCATATCCCCATGTGGAATCGGGTGTTGTGATTTCTTTTCCAATTACCCAATTTCAATTTGAAATGCTTAAGGTTGCGCCCTATTTCAGTTTGGATTGTATCAGTATTGCCGAATTTTTTGAAGAAGATAAATATGTGTGTATGCTGAAACAAGTTCATCCTTACGGCATTCTTCATAATTCTCATAGTTTTTTGTTTGGCAATGATCAAAACGTCCAACCCCTTATCAAGCGGGTGTCGCGGTTGATTAAACAATACTATGTCGAATTGGAACAAGCTTTTCGTCGAGATCATCCCGATTTGATTGAAAAAATGAAAAAGCAATACAAAACGTGATTTCATAATGCGGCCTACTATATAGAAAGCGGTTTTAAAGTATACGATTGACAAACCGAATGTTCTGTTGTAAAAAATGTATCTAATAGAGGATAGGACATGTCAAAGCTTTTGGCTAAAGTTGGGAAGCAGGAGCGAGCAGGACGTTTGCGCGCCGAAGCTCGTGTTGAACGTGTGGCCGACATCGCGGACCATCTAATCAATTTTGTCGAAAAAAGTGTTATCCCTTCCCTTCCAGAAGGGAGCAACCATCGACAAGACGTTTCTACTATGATTGAAGCGGTCAAAAACAATCTGGCAGCAATCATGGCTGAACATAAATCCTAATGTTGATATATCACGGAACATCTTCTCGATATTTGCAAAACATTTTAAAGAATGGTTTGCACCCGCGCAAGAAAACCAAAAACAGTAATTGGCGAACAAAAAGCGGTTCAGATCGCATATACCTTTCACACGCATATGCTCCATATTATGCGATGAACGCTATTGGCAATAGTGAGGTTGATAGGCCAGTCATCTTGGAAATTGATACCAAAGATTTCAATATTATGAATTTGGTAGCAGATGAAGACTATCTAGAACAGGTTACTAGAAATAGGGACAATTTGCCAAACAATTGGTCGATTACAAGACGAACCATCCATTATCGCCAACGGGCTAGAACCATGGGTTTCGAGTTGGAAAACGGTTCGGCGTTTGATAGTTTGAAATATCTAGGAACGTGTGCTTACCTTGGAGACATCCCGCCTTCGGCCATTACTCGTGTGATCACATGGAACCCCGACAAGCTTTCTAAATTGACTTGGATGGTGATGGACCCCACGATTACACTGATGAACTACAAAATAGTTGGTAAAAAATATCGCTGGATACAGGCACTGTTGGCCGACAGAGAACCAGACCCAAAGGATGCCCCAAATATTATACCAGCGATGGGTGATTTTCCAGAACAAATGGAATACCCTTACGAATTTACCAAAGAAGAAAAACAATATATTACTGTGGACAAACGGAGATGAAAATGGAAACGCTTGATCAAACCGTGGGATATGTTCAAACCAGAAAGGAAATCGTGCTGTTGGATTGGTTGACCATTCCAAGGGGAACCTTTCTTAAGGTAATTCAAGACACGAAGGATGGCAAAGCTACTTTATATGGGACGATTGGTGATCCAGATAGGAATATCAGAACTTCTTTCCACTTCGAACTAAAAGACTTGAATTCGGAAGAGTTTAGACAAATCTTTCCTGAAAAGATTGAGGCACAAACGACAACGGGCGGATATGTGCGAACTCGGTTGATTGAAGGCGACAAGATACGCTTAAATCAAGATATTAGTATTAAATCGACAAACACAGGTAAAGGTATATGCAGTGTAAGCCGGGGGTTTGATTCGACAAAAGATTATAGGTTCTTCAAAGGGACCGAATTTTTCGTTATAAACATACACGAAGAAACGATGGCCTATGGCGAGGCTGTTTTAGATATAGTAATGTGTTCGGAACCCGAAATGGTTATTGAAAAGATTCCAAATATATGGTTCGAACCGGTTGAACCGTTTGAAATTGATAAAAATTTGAAAAAAGATTGACGGGGACGGTTTTACGGTATAAGTAGGATTATCTGCAAACGATAACTTAAACCTTGATCAGGTTGCGGCCTGATCGGAGATTAACCCACTTGTCAACAGAACGGGTAGAAAGGCGATCCAAGTGGGTCGCCTTTTGCATTTTACCTTGACTTTACTTTCAACATGTTGTACGTAGTCTTCAACAAGGGAGAATACATCACATGGCCTACATGTCTGCTGAAACCGCCAAGAAGATTCGCAATGCTTTGAAAGAAGCGTTTCCGGAATTCAAATTTTCAGTTCGCAAGCCCGACTCACTTTCATTGAGAGTTGCGGTTTTGTCTGGGCCGCTCGATTTCAGCGCCTTGAAGCACAGCGATATCAACCAGTATCACCTTGATATGTATCGCGAACTGGGCGATGAGCAATACGAGTTTTTGAAAAAGGTGAATGACATTATTCATTCTGCCGGAGACTATTACGATAAGTCCGACATGTCGTCAGATTATTTCAATGTTGCTTTCTATTATTCAATTCGGATTGGCGATTACGACAAACCTTATAATCAGGTATAATCATGATTGTAGATGATATTGTAGAAACGCTGCGTAACGGGATCACAAAAGAACATCCCGTAAGAGCGTATTATCATCAAGGAATTGATGCCGTTCTTTCATGTGACGCGTGGCAAAACGATTTGGACGCTGTTGGCGAACATGCCATCAATACGGGTCTGTTAAATCGAGATGGACTGGAAAATTTCAAAAGCACATTTTCAAAAAAAGATCAATACAATGAAAAAGCATTTTATGCTGTAAAAGACATGCTTTTGAATATTCCGTATGAAACCTTCGTAATCAATACTGCCGATGGTCTCAATATTGAAGAACCGGATATGTCTAGCGCGCACACCATAATGGCGGCGATTAAAGAGGGCCTTTTGGAATTGCCTTTTGAGCAATGCATGTTTCAAATATCCCTTTCTGACACATTCATCGATGGTTTCGATTTGGTCGATACTCCTACAGCAGTTTTGTATGCGGTAAACATAGGCGATGCTTTTCACTTGGCATGCTTTCTTGTTTATAAAGCAAAAGGAACGATGCCGACAACGATCAGCTTTGCTTCGCACAACTCCATGCTAGCGGCATTTAACAGATCGGACATTGATTTGGACTCTTTGCCACAAAGCATGACGCTTTCGCTGTTCTACTATGCAATGATGGCTATTAATACGGATGGGTTGCTTGTTGAGAAAGTTGGGATTTCACCCAAGCTTAATAAAAAACGGCGTGGCAAAGGCAAACACGAGCTTAAAGACTATCACGTAGTCAAGCTGGATAAAAACCGCCGTCGCGTTGAAGCAGATCGGTTGGGTGTTGCTACTAATTCAGTCAGGCTTCATGTCCGCAGAGGCCATATTAGAAATTTGTCGGATGGTCGGAAAACATGGGTCCGATCTTGTTTGGTCGGATCGGCTGACAATGGCGTAGTTAAAAAACACTATGAAGTGAAAAAGAAATAAAGGGGTTGACTTTATTTGAATTGTATGGCATACATGTTTCCAGCAAGGGAGTTGGCAATGCGTATTATCGTTTCAACGCAAGTTCGTGAAAATTATGGCGCTCATGATTGGGATGGCAAGGGCACGTGTCCTCAATATTGGAAGAACAAGAGCGGCAGTGATTATGTGATTGCTGATCTCACCATTGACGACATCACTCAAATCGCCAATTCGGGCAATTCGCTGGATGATGTTGTCTCGCATTTGATCGATGTTTATTCGGATGAAATCGAAGAAGACAACGACTATTATTACGAATTCGTTATCGGGTGGGAGCTTTTGGAAGAAAACGAATTGACCGAA